ATCTAGTTTTTCACCAGGAAGCACCCCATTTGGTTTTTATGATAGTGAGTCTATATTTAGAGAACAAATAGACAAGGCGGCAAAATGGGCGGCTACACGTCTAGGATATCCAATTGTTGATGTGGAATTACAGCCTGTTAATTTTTATGCATGTTTTGAAGAAGCTGTATACGAGTATACCAGTCAAGTAAACCAATTTAACATACGCCAAAATATGTTAAATTTACAAGGAGCACCAACTTCATCTAATTTATCTGGGCAGCTTATAAATGCTAATTTGGGAAGATTAGTTTCAATTGCGGACGAGTATGGACAAGAGGTAGGTGTAGGGGGTGAAATAGATTTTAAAACTGGCTCTATTAGATTACAACCAAATGTTCAAAATTATGATTTAAAAACATTATTTAACGATATATATGAACCGTCCGGTACTATTGAAGTTAAAAAAATATTTCATCACAGAGTACCTGCATCATCTCGATTTTTCGATCCATATTTGGGAAATCAAGCTCTTTTAGATGCATTCGGATTTGGCCCTTATTCAACCGGGGTTCAGTTTATGCTGATGCCGGTATATTACGACTTATTAAGAATCCAAGCTATAGAATTTAATGATGAAATAAGAAAATCAGCATATAGTTTTGATTTGCGAAATAACAAACTAACTATATTTCCAATACCTTCTGAAGATATAAATTTATACTTTACATATATTCTAAAAGAGGATAGATCTAACCCAGTCAGACATCCAACAACTGGATTGGTATCTGATTATAGTAACGCCCCATATGGTATTTTGCCCTATTCCCGTATAAATGAAGTAGGAAAATCTTGGATATATTCTTATTTCTTGGCATTGTGTAAAGAAATGCTAGGATATGTGCGTGGAAAATATCTTGAAATCCCAATACCAAATGCAGAAGTAACCTTAAACTATTCCGAGCTTATTGATTCTGCTAATTTGGAAAAGGAGCGGCTCATAAAAGAACTACAAGATGCGTTGGAAGAAACATCTAGAAAAGCACAACTTGAAAAAAAGAAACAGGAAGCAGAAGCGATACGAGAAACACTATCTAATGTTCCACTAAAAATATATGTAGGATAATGGCACTTTACGGAAAATATAGAGATATAAGTTTATTTAATACGTTAAATAAAGAATTAATAGTAGATATAATAGACATTGAAGTCAGTATATTTAAGTTGTCACTTGAAAAAACAACTACTAATATTTACGAGGAAGCGGATAACAAAATTTACTATGCCGGTGTAAAAATACCATGTTTAGTAAATAGGTCTGCACAGCAATACAATTTCGATAATCCAACTATTGATTTTTCTCAGCCAATAGAGTTCCAATTTTTACGGGACATTTTAGTCGAAATATCACTTGTTATTGAAGTTGGGGATTTAGTTGAATATAATGGTGAATACTATGAAATAGATAATGTAATAGACAACCAATATATCTTAGGAAAAAATCCAGATTATGCGTCAACTGGTACAGAATGGGGATCTAATTTTTCTATAATAGCACAAGGTCATATAACACGTAGAAGCAAGCTTAATATCGAACAAGTTAGAGCTGGAATAAATAAAGAAAATAATTTACCACATAATTTTTAATTATGAGAAATTCTCAAAAATATAGACCACCATTAAAAAGAACAGTAGATTCTTTTATAGATGATGCGGATAAAGTAACAAGACCAAATCATGCATTAGGGCAAGCGCGTCATACCCAAATAAGACGGGATCAAGATAATGTTAAACCACCAAATATAACATTATATGATATTGATTTTGCTATAAAAAGTTTTTTTGAGAATGTGATAAAACCAAAAGTGGTTGAAAACGATTCACTTATAGACGTTCCAATTTTATACATGAATTCTGAAAAATGGTCAAATGTACAAAAAGAGGGATATATAAGAGATAAAAAAGGAAAAATTTTAATTCCTGTAATTGCATTTAGACGATCATCCGTAGACCTTGATTCACAGCTAAAACGGAACAAAGTATCACCAGTTGAAGATTTATATTATCTAGCTGAATCAAAATACGATAAAAATTTTAGATATGATCAGTTTTCAATTCAGTCTGGTGCAAGGAGACAGAGTGAGTTTTATATAATGCAACCCCCCGATTACGTTAAAATAACATATGAATTTCAATTTTGGTGTGAATACCAGTCGCAATTAAATGATTTAATTGAAACCATGATATTCTATGAAGGACAATCATTTGGAGATAAAAATAACTATAAATTTAGATCGTATGCAGATAGCTATACAATAGAAAACTTACCAAATATAAATGAAGATAGATTAGTTAGGGCTTCATTTAATATAGAAACGTATGGGTATTTGGTAAGAGAATCGGTTCATGGTGAAGTGGTAGCTAAACGGAGATTATCCACCAAACGACTAGTTTTTAATGAGGAAATAGTCAGTGAAATAGATCAGGATTTTAAAGAAAATAGAAAAGGACCAAACGATAAAAAATATTATACAGATACGTTGAATAATAACAATTTTTGAAAAAAAAAATAATATTTATTAAATGAATAGAATTTTTTTAACTATGGAGGTTTTATGGAAGCAATTAAATTTAGTCAAGAGGACATGGAACAAATCAAAAAAATGCAAAATGATTACTTCGCGTTCTCAGCTGAGTTAGGACAGTTGGAAATTGAAAAAAAGATAGTTGAAAATAGAATGAAGGCATTGGAAGAAGTAGAGAATGAAGCATGGAAAAAGTACGAAGAACTGAGAAAACAAGAACAAGATATGATTCAAGAATTTAATACGAAATATGGAGATGGTGTTTTAGACTTAGAGAGCGGTACGTTTCAGCCGAAATCTGAGGAATCATCTAATAACTAAAACAATTTATTTAGGAGAATAATGTGGCAGAAAGAATTGTAAGTCCTGGTGTATTTTCAAGAGAAATTGATTCGTCATTTCTCCCGCAAGCAGTAGCACAAATTGGTGCTGCATTAGTAGGACCAACAATAAAGGGTCCTGCGTTTGTTCCAACAACAGTAGGGTCTTTCAGAGAATTTGTTACCAAGTTTGGTGGCTTCTCTGAAAATACATACTTACCATATACAGCAAAATCATATCTAAATAATGCACCAAGTGCAACTGTTGTAAGAGTTCTTGGAACAGGTGGATATGAATTGACACGTCCAATTGCAATTGTTGCAAATTCTGGTAGTGAGTCTTATTTAATTTCTATGCTACACCCAACATATGTTGTAACAACAGATGGAGCAACAAATCTGTTTCAGTCTTCATCGTTTACAGCTGGAGCACCAAGTGGCTCTTTCGTATTAACAATATCGGGATCATTTGTAACCGATACATCTACATTTACAAACGCAACAAACAAAAATGGAACTGGATACTCTGCCTCAATTGATCCAAATAGTGCTGACTTTATAGGAAAACTTTTTGGATACAGTCCAATAGGAACAAACCCTGTTTACAATTATTCATTATTCTCAAATAAAGCAGAAGAATTAATTGCAAGTGGATTTACATCATTGACAATGCAATTGGGAACAACCAACGATAACTGGGATTTCCAAAATCCATATCTACCTGCCGAAACTCCGTGGATCACTTCACAAAAGGTTGGTGGACAGCTTGTAAACTTATTTAAGTTTGTACATCTTTCTGACGGTACAGCAACTAACATGGATGTAAAAGTAGGTATAACAAACATTCGTCCTGCTGGTACTATCGCTGGTTCACAGTACGGGCAGTTTGATGTTATTGTTCGATATGTAGATCAAAGTGATATCAAAAATGCTCCATTTTCACATGAAGATGATGATTTAAGACCATCCATCATTGAGCAATTTACATGTAATCTTGATCCTAATTCTCCATTGTTCATATCGAGAGTAATTGGGGATAGATATTACTCCGTAGATTCAAATGGAAAAGTAAGTGTACTGGGTGATTATCCAAATAAATCAAATTACATAAGAGTAAAATTAGACGATGCAGTTGAGAATGGAGCAACCGACCCTTCACTGGTACCTTTTGGATTTAGAGCATTATATAGCCCAATTCCTAGCTCGTTCACACAACCAGAAGCAGCAACGTATGTAGTTGGACAGACAATCGGTGGTACATATAATAAGAGAAAATATTGGGGGTTTGATTTCGATTTCCAAAATACAGACAATGTAAACTATTTAGCACCACTGCCAGTATCAGCACAACTTACATTCGGAAACAATATAGATTTTGTACTTTCTGATTATAATCAACCGCTGGGAGCAGCATATCCAACAGCAGCGGCTCCATATACTGGATCAATTGGATTAACATCTGATACTTCAATTGATACTAGAAAATTCATTGTTCCGTTCCAAGGTGGATTTGACGGTCAAAAACCAAATCTTCAAAAGAGAACTGGGCAATACATTACAGCTGGAAATACACAAGGATTTGATATATCATCAACATCTGCAGCTGGGTATACTGCATATAAAAAAGCACTTGATGCAATATCAAACAAAGATGAATTCGATATTAATATGATAATAACACCGGGTGTTCTTCATTCATTGCATTCATCGATAACAACGTATGCAAAGGATATGGCAGAAGAGCGCGGTGATACTTTCTATGTTATGGATGCCGCAGGATATGATGCCTCCGTGACCGACATAGTAAGTACTGTAGCCGGTTTTGATTCAAGTTATACTGCTACTTACTATCCATGGGTAAAAATTGTAGATACTGATAGAAATAAACCAGTCTGGGTACCTCCTTCTGTGGTACTACCAGGTGTTATATCATTCAGCGATAGAGTAGCTGCAGAATGGTTTGCACCAGCAGGTTTAAATCGTGGTGGATTAACTGAAGTTATACAATCCAAGTCTAGATTAACACAGACAGAACGTGATTCTCTATATGAGAATAGAGTTAATCCAATTGCATCATTCCCTGGACAAGGCGTTTGTGTATGGGGACAGAAAACTCTTCAAGCAAGACCATCTGCATTAGATAGAATTAATGTTAGACGTTTATTGATTGCGGCAAAGAAATTTATAGCGGCATCAACTAGATTCTTGGTATTTGAACAGAATACTGCGGCAACACGCAATAGATTCCTGAATATAGTAACACCATATCTAGAATCAATTCAACAACGCCAAGGATTATTTGCATTCAGAGTGATCATGGATGAAACAAATAATACACCAGACGTTATAGACAGAAATATTATGTATGGTCAATTATATCTACAGCCAACCAGAACAGCAGAATTTATCGTACTAGATTTCAATGTTCAGCCAACTGGTGCAGAGTTTCCAGAATAATATTTAAACATTTGATATTTATATAAAAACGTAACTGAAACTAAGGAGAAATAAATGGCCGATCTTTTAAGTCCTACCGAAATTATGTTTACTGCCTTTGAACCAAAGGTCTTAAACAGATTTATTATGTATATCGAAGGTGTTCCTGCCTATCTTATAAAGGCAGCGCAAAGACCAAACATCAACTTCGGTAAGGTTACAATGGAACATATAAATGTGAAGCGTCAATTAAAAGGAAAGGGCGAATGGCAGGATCTTCAAATTAAATTATATGATCCAATCGTTCCATCTGCCGCACAAGCAACACTTGAATGGATACGCCTTTCTCACGAATCTGTAACTGGTAGAGATGGTTATGCAGATTTTTATAAGAAAGATATTACATTTAATACACTTGGTCCTGTTGGTGATAAAATTGAAGAATGGACAATCAAAGGTGCATTTATCAAGGAAACAAACTTTGGAGATTTTGACTGGGGCACTGAAAGTGCAGTTGAAATTACACTAACACTTTCTTACGATTACGCAATCCTACAATTCTAAAAAAATATTTATAAGTTAAAAATAGAAAAATCCCCATATCCATGGGGATTTTTTTCTTTATTAAAAAGATATTTATATGTGTAAATGGTGCTTTAATTTAAAGAAATTAATATAGAGAACAAACATGAAAATATTTGGAAATACCAGTGTTCAGGGTAGAATATCAGCAGATACCGGTTCATTTAAAATATATGGAATAACAGCGGGAGAAACAATACCAAGCGTATTTGTTGCGGGTACGGATACACCCGATTATAAATCTACCCCTAAAAATAGATCTATTGTAGCACATGGCCAATATGATTATATAATCTCATCTCAAAATTCAGCAATATCATTTGACCAAGCTTCTTTACAAGCTGGAAATGTCATGGGATTTAGAGTACAGCACGTAAAGACTAGTTTAAATGAAGATAAAATATATGCATTAAGAACCAATACACTAGGAAACCGAGCGTTTGCCGCATCATCTATAAATGTATCATTAGATGGTGGGGCCACATTTATAGGAGATGTATCGCTTGGGGCATATGCATTGCCTAGCAAAATAGTTGCGTTTGATATGATATGGTTAAATGAAGATGAAGCATTCGTTGTAGGTGGAACACCGGGTACAACAACTGGAACCTCTATACAATGGCGTAAATTTTCAAGATATGGCCTCCAATGCACAACAGCAGCAGGAAACCCAACACAACAGTATCCTATAATTTATAAAAAAGAAAAAGGTTCAACCCAATTTGTAGAATGGGGAACTGCTCCAAATGATAGAAATGAAGATGCCGCAACTGCAATTGCAGTTAAACCAGACAATCCATCTATTGTTATAATTGGAACACAATTAGGCAGAATATATAAATCAACCGATGGTGCATTAACATGGACATATGTCGGATCAATTGGATCGTTGGGTACGTGTATAAATAGAATAAAATTTGCAACTGGTGATTCAAATATAGTATATGCAGTGGGAGAATATGCAGCGTTATATAAATCTACAGCTGCAGGTGATGG